GCAGCGTGGCGAAGCCGACGAACGAGCCGCCGGCCTCGATGCCGATCTGCACGGTTGACGCAGAAGACGTCGCGAGGTTCCGCAGGAACGCCACGCCGACCGTCGACAGGTTCGCCGTCGATATGACGGTCGAATTCGTCGTGAGGTCGTAGACGACGCTCTTGTAACCGGCCTTCGCCATCGAGGCCGTGATCTGGCTGATCTGAATCTGGTTCGACAGGTTGTCCTTGTCGACCTTGAGCGTCATGGAGTAGGTGATGTCTGCCATCGGTGGGTTCCTTACTGGGCTACCTGCGGGCCTGCGCGTCCTATCTGCACCAATTCATTGAGCGCCTGCGTCTGCTTCTGAAGTTCCACAAGGTTCACGTCCCTTGCCGGGTCTTCGCCGCGGAGAAGCCTGTTGAGTTCCTGCTGGCCTTGGATCGTGGATGCGTCGGAGGCTTGCAGGGCGGCACGAGACGGGCCTTGCAGGAGGGCGTTGGCGACTTCGTCGGAGAAGCCGAACGCCAGCGGAGCCACCTGCCTTGCTCGCTCCTCGGTGGCCCGACCGATCGACTCGTTCAACTGCTGACGGATTCGCTCAACGTCCTCTGGGACTCCTGTGCTGTTCTCGACGGCGAGCGAGAAGAAGTTGCGGATGTCCTGAATCTGCTGGTTCAACTCCTCTGCGGCACGTTGCGCCGGCGTGAGGGTGAGTTCGCGACCGCGGGCCTGCGAATCGATCTCTTGAATGCGTCGCTGCGCCGCGATGTCGCCTTCGTCGGCCCGCCGCCGCAGTTCCTGCGTGGCTGGCAGTGCGTCGAAGATTTCACCGAGGCGAGCGCGGAGTCGCTCGATTTCGAGCCTCGCTTCCTCGCGTGCCGTGACTCCTGCCTGATCAGTCGCCGGCGTTGCCACCAAACGCTGCAACTCCGCGATTTGAGTTCCGATTGCCGAAGCCTCGGCGTTTCCGGTGTTCAGGATGGACGACTCCTGAAACGCGAGACGTTGCCTCGACAGTTCCTGATTCAATTCCTGCCTGTTCCTTGTCGCGGCACGCCTCGCGCTCTCAATGGATTCCTGCTGGGAGCGAAGGGCAGCCGTCCGCTGGTCGCCTGCACCGAATCGAGCCTCGGCGGCGTTCGCTTCCCGTCGGAGCGAATCAGATCGTTGCGACAACTCGCTTTCGACAGACTGCGCGATGTCCGTGACGGCCCGGTCCAGTGCATCTGAGAACGCGCTGATTTGGCTGGATGCCGCGTCCAGCGCTTCGGAGACAAGCCTTGCATTTCGCGTGAGGAACGTGAACTGATCGACGTCGATCTCACCGGCTATGAGGCGCTCGGACTGCGTGCGTAGAGTGTCCTGCACTCGCGACGCGATCGGGTCGGTTTGCCTGAAGCCGGGGACGGTCGAGAGCGTTTCCTGCACCCGTGCCAGCGTGTTGGCGATTTCCTGCTGCCGCTCAAGCCCGGCGACTCTCTGCCGGTCTCGGATGTCCTGAAACGCGATGTCGATGGCAGTCAGTTCGCGAGTCAGCCGCTCGACCTCGGCCGCGTCGCCGCGACGTTCGGCACCTCGGAGCCGCCGGCTCGTCGCAATGCTCGATTCCTGAAGGCTGCGAGCCGCTGCCGGAAGGGTGCCTTGGAACCTGATCGCCGTATCGGCGATGTCGGCGGCCTGCTGCTCAACGCGAGCGATCTCGGCGTCGATCTTTGCCTGCTCTTCGCGACGCTCCCCGAGCAGTCGGCGGCGGCGGACGAGGCTTTCCTCCTGCTCCAGTTGCTTGTCGATCGCGTCGATCCGGGCCTGCGCGGGTCCGGTCTGAGGTGTTCCGGCGATCGCAATCTCTCGGCGCCTGTCCGCTTGCTCTTGGCGTATCTCCTCGATGGGCTGCCGTTGCCGGCGGAACTCTCGCTCCTGCTCTGAGAGGCCAGCCTCTTGGATCGAGTCGGCCAGCCTCCTGTAGGAGTCGGCCAACTGTTCGGTCTTCGACCGCTGCTGATCAAGGGCGGTGTTGAGTCGCTTGGTGGCTGCCTCGGCGACCTCGGCTTCCGTGTACCAGCGGATGAAGCCGGCAGCCAACTGCGAAACAGCGGACAAGACGACGCCGGTTATGAGTCCGGCTGTCCCGCCGAGGATGAAGCCCAACTGCGAGATGTTGTTGCCTGCCGCCCGGATTCTCTGATCGATGCCGCCAGTAACACTGATGAAATCGTCAAACGCGAAGACGGCCTGCTGGATGGCAATCCCCGTGTTACCAAAAGACCCTCTGGCAATGTCGCCGCCGCGCTGGATTTCCCGAAATGCCCTCGTGAATGAGATTCGCCCTGTCTCTGCGGCTGTGCGAGCAACAGCCCGCTGAAGACGTTCGATCTCTCTGGTTGCCGCTGGTGTGCCAGTCAGCCCCTGCTCGATGAATCGTTGCTGGGCCTGCCGGAGCCTCTCATAAGCCTGAGCGGCTGGGCCGCCGGCCCGTGCCCCAATCTGAGCCAGCACGCGAGCAGCGGCGCTCAACTGGCCGACCGCCTCGGCGGTTCCGATCTGCTCAAGGGCGTCCCCGATGGAACGCAGTTGCGTCGCTGCTTGCGCTGTCCTCGTAACCTCCCGCCGCAACTGCACGACACGCTGTGTCGCCCGTTCCAGTTCCTCCGGCGAGGCGTCGGTCGCGGCGAGGCGGAGGAGTGCGTTCTCGGCATCGCGGATCGCCGGAATGAACCTCGTCCTCACGCCGGCCGGCAACTGATCGATCTGGCTCTTGACCTGAACCGTCGCGGCCTCGAGCCGTGCGAACTCGGCGGCCGACGATGCGATGTCGGGTCCGAGGCGGTCGGAGATGCCTTGGAGTTGGGCTGTGCGTTCGGCTGTAGGGTCTGGTGGCGTGATGACTGGTGGGAGGAACGTAGAGGCCGCCGCGACGCGGCGCCGGCGGTCGGCGATGGCTTCTTCGGCGGCTGCCCGTTGCTCTCGCTCTGCTGTGATGTCCCTGATTCGCTGTTGGATCGTGCGGCCAGTTGGGTCTCGTGTGCTGACTAGCGTCGATGGGTTAGGAGGCCCAAACTCACCGTCCGCGTTGCCCGGTATCGGACGAAACTCGCGAATCCCTCGCTCTGTAGTTCGGACGACATCGTCGAGCCTATCTATTGCCTCTGCCAGAAGAGTCAGTCCGCCGGCTGGATTCTGCCTCGCTGCGTTTGCGAGGTTCTCGACTGCGGCTCGCTGTCCTTCCAGCGACTGCCTGACGTTCTCTGGCAGCGCAAGGAATCTCTGGCCCAGTTGATCCAGCCTCGACAGTTCTGTCTCTATCGTGTTGACTCGGCGTCCAAACACCACGCCCCTGTCCTGCGGCTGCGAGAGCACGCCGGCGGTGGCTGCGTCGAACGCGCTGGCGTTTCTCCTCGCCAACTCACCAGATCGTCGGTTCAGTTCGGTCGCCGAGAAACGAGTGGCGGCTTGCTCCTGAGCCTGAGCGACCTCTCGCTGTCGCTGTGCCACCTGTGACGACAAGGCCGCCTGACGTTCCAACTGCGAATTGACCTGCCCGAGCCGCTGCACCTGCGCGTCCAGCGCAGCCTGAGCGGCAGCGGCGTCGCCTCTTCGCGTATTGCGGATGTTTTCAAGGACAGAAAGTAGCCGAGCAGCCTCCTCAGCCTCGCGCCGCTGGAGTTCCACCAACTGGGCAACCGCTCCGCTGCGGCGGGCGTCCGCCGGCAGGGCAGATGCAGCCGACTGCGAAGCGGATGCTCTCTGAAGTTCGGACGCCAGATCAGCCTGCTGAAATCGCAACTCACGTCCGGTCGCGAGGCCGGAGACGGCGGACCCGGCCTCGGAAAGGCGACGGATCGAAATCACCGTCTCGTCGACGACTCGCTTGTACCGCTCGTAGTCTTGGGCGTTCTTGATCGCGCCGCGTGTGATGTTGTTCTGGGCCGTCGTTGCCGCGTTTTGAGCGCGCACCAACGAGCCGACGAACTCGTTCTGGATCGTCGCCGACAGGCCAGAGAACGCCTTGGCGCTTGACCCGAGCGGCCTTGCGATGTCCTCGGCGGCGCCGACGAGAGCGCGAATCCTCGCTTCCGCCCCGCCGGTGTCGATGTTCAGGCGGTCTCGCGACCTCGCCTGAATCGCACGCTCCAGCCGCTGAATCGGCGTGAAAATCTGGTCGAACGACCGGGCGGCTGCCGAGTTGGCCGAAGAGAGCGTCGAACTGATCCGCTTGGCGAAGCGCTCGACGTCTTTGGCGCTGCTGTCCAGCCCGCGGCTGAACTGCGCCATGTTGATCGTGCCGACGGCGGCGATCTTGCCGATGTAGTTCGCCATCTCACGATCCTTGCGGCGGGCCGAACAACTTGGACAACTCCGCGATCATCTGCTCGTTGGACTGCGGCTTCTTCCGTGATGCCGGGATGAACACGTCCTCGTCGGGGATGCGATTGTAGTTCCCGCTCGCGGCCATGATCGTCCGGCAGATGCGTGCCGTTTGGAGCCACGGGTTCGGGAGCGGATATATCTGGTCAAACGCGGCCCACTCGGAGAGTTCCTCGCTGTCGACGGTGTTCAGGAGTTCCTTGACGCTGCGGCCGAGCGCCAGAGCCAGCCTCAGGTAGAAGAGGCGTTCTGGGCGCTCGGCGAATCGTTTCCCAGCGCCTCCACGGCGGCCGGCGTGAAGGCGTTGAACTCCCACGCGACGTCGAACAGGCGGTTGATCACCGCGCTCGACTTCTTGTTGAGAGCCTCCACCTCGTCGTTCGTGAAGAGGCGGTCGCCGTCTGAGTTGCAGATGGTCAGCACGAGGAACCTCGTGCGAAACGACTCCATCTTCTTGTCGGCGAACGCCTGCTCGAACACGTCGCGATCGGCACCGCTGATGACGCGGACGCAGACGCTGCCCCCCCACTCGGCGACCTCGACCTCCTTGGTCTTGATGTCCTTCGCTTCGAGGATCGCCTTCTTCGACAGGATCACGGATAACCTCCTACACCGTGGAATCGGTCATACGAAACTTCAACTGGCCGCGAACCACGTCGGCCGTTTGTGCTGTGACGCTCGCGCTCTCGAGGATCGCCCGCCGGCTGACCGAGTAGGCGGAACTGGTGAACGCGAGGATGCCGTTGGTTCCGATCAGCGTCTGCGGGTCGGTTCCGCCGGCGTAGAGGAAATCCACCGTCACCGAGCCGCCAGTGATCGCTCCGGTCGCGACCTGCACCGTGTACCCCGTCGCGTCGCCGACGCCGGTCATGTCCACGATCTCGGCGACGGGCGTCTCCACCTGCACGCTGGTCACCGTCGCGGCGATGCCGTTGAAGGTGAAGGTCGCGTTGTAGGGCACGCCGATCGGCACGGTCAGACCTGCACGCGGAAGGAGGCGCTCCCTCGCACCAAGTCACCAGCGGACGCGGTGACCTGCACCGACACGCACGTCGCAACGGCGCCCGTGAAGGAGAATGCTCCGGCGATTGAGATCGCCCCGGTCGCCCCGATAGCCGGCGGCGTGCCGGAGATGAACTCCAACTCGACGTTCGGCCGCTCGTCCGATGTGCGGTGCGTGATGTACGTCGGCTCGAAGTCGTCGCGGCCAAGGCCCATGTGCGGGGCCGAGACCGTCGCACGCTCGGAGCCGCCGACGTATCGCACGCTCGTGGCTGCGAACGTGGCGGCTGCGAACGTGAACGTCGTGCCTTGGGACGAACGGCCCGCCATCGCTTACGCGACGCGGAACGTCGCACTCCCAGAGACGAGGGCGCCGACCGACCCGCCGAGCGACGCGGACGCACAGGTCGCGTTGCCGCTGAAGTTGATCGGCCCCGTGATCGACAGGGAGCCCGACGCGCCGGCGGTGAGGATGTTCGTGGAGATGTAGTCGACGGTGACCTCGCGGTCGGTCGCGAAACCGCCGACGAACTCTCGCCGCTGGTTCGGGCCGATGCCGAGGTGGCTGCCGTCGATGAGGTCTTGCGTGTCATTGACCTGCACGCTGGTGATCGTCAGCGTCGTGCCGCCGAACGAAAACGTCAGTCCCTGTGCCGAAATGCCAGCCATTGCCGCGCCTCCTTGCGCCTTGTTGTCTGTTTCAGTGGTCTAAGACCGCGACTCCTGCCACCTCGCCTGCCACAGTTGCCGTACCTCGTAGGCCGGAGGCATCTGCGAACCGACGGTGGTGGGGTCGAGGAAGTCGTCCGTCTCCGACACCAACCTCATATCTTCAATTGTAACCCCGGCAAGCGTGCCAGTTCGGCCATCCAGCGCAAGCCGGACGTCGTCCGCGAGTTCCCTCGCGGCGTCGTGGGTGAGCGCCCACGAGGCGACTTGGATGCTGACCATCGGCAGGTAGAGCGGCCCCGTGAGCGTCGACTCCCGGGCCACATTTGCCCGCTTGTAGACAAGGAACGGGAAGTCGGTCTTCGGCACCGCCACGGCGTAGATACGGAAACCGACCCGCCGGGCCACGGCCGGGTTGCCGGCGAGGACTTGGTAGATGTGCTTTTCAGGCTGGAGGAGCATGGCTAGTTGCTCAGGTCGGCGACGAACTTGGTCAGGGACGCCCGCACCGCCGACAGGACGGCCTGCCGACTGTCTCCGATGGCTCGCTCCATCGGGTGCTGGGCACGCATGGCGCCGTAGGTCTCGTTTGGCGACAAGAAGTACGGCCGCGTGCCGCCGCCGCTCGTGCGGACGAACGCCCCGCGGCCTGTCCTGCGGGCCGGGTGCCGCTCGTTGATGCTGCCCATCAGGAAGTAGTACCCGCGGCCCATCTGCTCGAATTGCTCGTTGTCGAAGACGAACCCGCCCTCGCGGTTCGTGATCCGCCGGAAACGCCGGTTGATCTTCTCGTGGACGTTCAGGTACGTGCGGCGGTTCTGGGTGGAAGGCCGGCGGCGGTCGGTGCCGAATTCAAGCAAAAATGCGTGGTTCCCGGCGCCCTTCTCCTCGACGTCCCACTCCTTGCCTGACACGGCGTGCTGCGGGCCGGCGACGGCGATATAGATACCTTCGTAGGTCCGCTTTCCCTTCCGCGAGACCGTGGCCCGGCTCAGGTTCCCCGTGACACTGTTGACCTTCCCGCGGTACGAGTCGCGGACGGCCTCCATGCCTTTGATGATGGACTTCTGGAGGTAGCCGCCGGGGTCTTGCAGGCACTTGTCCGCCGCCCGCTCGAGCGCCGTGATCAGGTCGCCGATGCCGGAGATGTCGAAACTGGCGAACGACTCAGCCGCCTCGCGGGCCGTGCCGCCGCGAGGAAGAATCCGCGAGGTCGTTGCGTCGAGGCGAACTGCCATCACTGCACCTCTCTGGCGAGCATCTCGAGGTACGTGCGGTTCCCGCGCTCCGTCACGCTCGCTAGTTCCATTGTCCTGCCCTTCCAGACCACGCGGTGGAGGTGCGTGACATCCTCGCGATACCGGATGCGGATGCGGTGGGTGGCGATCACGTTGGCCTGCTGGGCTTGCAGGACGTCCCGGCTCGATAGCCCCTCCACCTGCGCCCAGAACGTCCCGACGGTCGTCTCCCACGAGAACGTCGACTCGCCCGAGAAACTCCGCGTCTCCGTCGGTGCGAGGATCGTCACCCGCTCGGTGTATTTGCCGATGTCGATCACGACACGCTCCCGTTCCCGAGGAGCACGATGTCATAGGAGCCGCCGTTGGTTCCGGTCACCGTCACGCCGGAGGCCGACATCCCAGTCGCCGACGGGTCGGACTGCACCGCCACGGCGCCGGCCGCCACGGTCAGGCCGGAGGCCGGGAACGGCGCCCCGGAGAACGCGAGGCTCGACGCCCCATTGTTTCGCACGTAGTAGAGTTTCACGGCCGTGAGCGTCACGGTGACCGTGGCTCCGTCACGGACGTCCGAGAGCGTTGCCAGCGAGAACGTCTGCGACGCCCCGGAGAGCGTCTTCGTGGCACTCCACGCCAGTTGGGCTTGGTTGCCCGCCGAGCCGTTCGTCAGCGTCTGGGCGTAGGACGCCGGCGTCACACGCAGCGACGAGGACAGGTCCGTCGCCGAGGTCTCGTGGGCCAGTACCGACAGGCTGATCTGTGCCGAGAATGCCATCGCTCACGTCCCCATCGCATAGAACTCGTACCGTTCGGAAGGCACGCCGCCAACCCGGAGGATCGATCCCCCGACGGTCGCTCCGAACCCGTCCGAGTTCGGGCACGACAAAAGCCACGCCCCCAGCGGCCGGATCGGGAACCCGCGGAGCGTCAGGCTCCCGAGGTTGACCATCGGCGAGAAGTTCCACGACGTCACGTCCTGCCGGAAGATCGAGAACTGCGTGCCGTTCCAGCCGGCCGACAGGCCGATCGCCGACGTCTCCGAGAGGTTCTTGACGAAGAGCAACTTCACGACCGAGAGGCCGCCGGTGGCGAAGTTGATCTCGTCGTAGCCGATCTCGCCGAACGTCCGCCGCTCCGCGTACACGAGGTCGCAGTCGCCGGCGTCCACGCCGATCGAGATCGGCTTCACCTCGACACCCGTCGCCAGCCCGCTCTGCGTCGTGCGGCGGGCGTCGACGCTTGCGCGAATCTGGGCGGTGAGGGTCATCGGTAGCCGGCCCACCCGGAGGCCGCCAAGAGCGTGTCGAACGTCTGCGGCACCGGCAGCACCTGCGAGTAGCCGGTGACCACGGGCTGCCGCATCTCGAACCAGTGTGCGACCAAGAGCGCGATCGCCTGCCGGAGGATCGGTGGCGTCGAGGCGCCGGATGGGCCGTAGCCGGCCGTCCACTGCACGACCACGCTGTTCTCGTCGCCACGAACCGCCGGCCAGACGCCGTTGTAGTTGGGGTAGATGCGGCCCGGCGTCGTGTAGCGGTCCACCTGAAAGTCGCCGGCCGCGTTTGAGAGCGAAAGGTTCTGCCCTGCCTCGTTGCGGTAGGTGACCGTCACGGTCTCCGGCTGCATCGGCGGGCGGGGCAGAATGAGTTCCCAGATCGGGAACACGTCATAGCGGGCCTGCCAGACCTGCGTGATGACGCTGATGTCGAGGATGTCCTCGACGTACTGCCTCGCGGCCGTGATGTACGTCTGGACGAGAGCGTCGGAGGTGTCGTCGTCGATGCGGCACTGCGCCTTCGCCTCGGCGAGGCTCAACGGCTCGACCACGGGCGGCGTGGCCTGATACA